TGGAAACTTTAGAATTCATTCCATGATCTTTAAACCGCATACTGGTCATCGGGAAGCCATCTATCAATTGGAAGTATGGTCGCCCAACCCATTTATACATGGAGCGAAGAAAAAGCAGGTATTCCATTTCATTAAATTCACACGTATGCATCCAGGAGACGAAGAGGTCGCTCTTGCCGACACAATGATCGCGCTTGGAGACCTCTTATTAGGTATTCAATGGGTGCAAACCTATGTTTTGCATGGTAGAGGCCAGCTGATCAAGGGACTAGACCCAGAGGTAAGATTCGCTTCTCATCGCATGGACACTCTACTTATCCATCAACAACTCATCAAAACAGCTTTATTGAAAAAATTGAAAAAAATAATGCCTTAATGTAAGTAATTATAGGAAAAAGCGCACCTGTTGGATATCTGTAACAGTCACTATTTTATCGGAATAGACTGTTTGCAAGGGATTATACCAAACTGGTTTCCAATAAGGGTTTTCTACAATTGGGATTAAATTACATATCTGGTCATCCACGAAAATAAATTGCGTTTTATAAGGATGCCCTTCCCGATGCTCAATATAGTGACTTATCTTATGGTAGCTCTCTTTCATCGGTTTTAACACCATATCGCCCCCATAGATTTCGGAATCGCAACCAATGATGTTTTCTTGGGCGATTTGAATACCCATCATTTCTAGAGCATTCTGACACCATTGCACCGGGGCATTGCTAAAAATATAAAAAGGTTTATTGTTTTTAATATAGGAATCACAAATTTCTTTTACTTCAATGCTATGTTCATAGAAGATAGGCTCTTTTTCAACCAGATCCATGCCAGCGATGAATTCCTCGTCATAAACGTAATCACAAAAATGTTTGATGGTGGTCGCCGGATTATAGATGGCTTGTAACCCCAGAACCGTATGGCCAAAATTTTTATAAAGGGTTTCGTTGATTTTAGCCGCTTTCGCAGATGGCATATAAGGATTAATCGTCTTTTTTACAAATTCAATGGCGCGATCACCTACCATGGCTGTCAGACGGGGATGCTGTAGAATAACCCCATCCATATCCGCTACAAGAGAACGCATCCGCACTTGCGCTTGAATCATTTGTATAAGATATTTTCTTTTTCTTAAACCATTGAAACTTAGCGGCTGGGGTGAGTCTTCTTAGTCTCTGAGGTCATCATAATGCCTTCGGATGGGGAGACAATTCCGCAGCAACCACAGCAGCAGCCACAACAGAGTGGGATACACTTACATGCCATACCAGCCAAACCACACCAATTCACCGTATGCACAATTTGTTTCTCATTTGGCTCTGCATGCACATACACAGGATCTTCATCGTCATATAGCACTGCCGGCGCTTTTATCTTACCCGCACATCCACAAAAGCAACAACAGCAGGTAAGAAGAGAGGTGGTTCCACACACCAGACCCACGACCCACTTCTTTAGATTAATACACTTGGTATTGACAGGCGCCATGGTTATTGGTTACTAGATGTATCAATAGGCTCATTTTTTATTTTGCCTTTTTGGCAACAGGTGCCTTTTTGGGCGCAGGCTTCTTAATTGCATCGTCACCCTTCTCATAATTGGTCTCCATTTCCTTACGATATGCCTCCCATGTGACACTCAGCTCATTCAGTTCCTCTCTCCATATTTGCTGAATGGTCTTCGCACTTAGCTCCTTAATCATCATATCCAAGCGTGCCGCCTCTTTCTCTAGCTCTGACTTCTTCTCAAAGGTCAATTGCCGAATGGGCATACTGGTCAGATAATCGTAATTCGCTATGATAGACACCTTCTCTCCCTCTCCCTCCCCATCCTCGTCCTCAGCCTTTACCTTCTCAATCAGCTTGGGATAGCCCTTCTTTACCAGGTCTTCCTCCACATCTTTCTCTTTACGATTCATAATGTTCAGGGTTTGTGCAATAATTTCTTGAATAAACCGCACCTTGGCGGAGACCAGTTTGAATTTATTGTCCAACTCTTTTAGTTGATACTTCTTGCGCTCATAATATTTGAGCAGACGCACCTTTGACCAATCCTTAATGATATGATGGGTATCCTTGTATTTCTGGACGGCGCCGGCCTCGCTATACAGATGGATATTATTCATGCTAAGATTCTTTGAGGAGACTAGTTTGAATTCGGTCTCAAGGTTGAGCTCCACGGCCTTCCGCACATCGGGATAGAATTTTAGAATGAAACAGACACTCTTATCGGTATAGTGATTCTCAAAGTTCTTTAGGATCGGGCTATTGTTCGCTAGCATCTCCATCAGGTGATTCTTATAATCTTCTGTCCAAATACCCACGGGCAGTTCAGTAATTTCTAGGGTTTGGTCATCAATCCATTTCCAGACACCGCGACTCTGGTAAGTGCCCTCTTTGCCAGGTGTAATGGTGCCTTTGAAACCCAGATACCAAGGGCGAATATCACTGAGGCGCGTCTTCTCAATCACCTTATAGAGGTCTTCAATATCCTGTTTGTTCTGAATGGGTGCCTGTTTGTTCAATGCATCAATCAGCTTGATACACTGCTCAATAATATCTGTAGGATTGTGTTGCGGGATATTGGTGGAGAAACCTGTGCCAATACCAATGCCGCCATTCACTAGAATCAAGGGAATAATGGGAACATAATATTCGGGTTCAATCGCCTTACCATCGTCCTCTAGCCGCTTTAGAATCGGGTTATCTTCTGTCTTGAAAATCTTCCGAGCGAGTTCAGAGAGCAGGGTATGAATATAACGAGGAGAAGCCGCGTCATCGCCACCTTGAATGCGTGTGCCAAACTGTCCAATGGGCTGCATCAAATTAATGTTGTTTGTGCCCACATAGTTCTGAGCGAGACCAATAATCGCCTGCTGCAGAGAGGTTTCACCATGATGGTAAGCACTAACCTCGGAAATATAGCCGGACAACTGAGCGACTTTAATTTCCTTATTATAGAGCTTGCGCTTGAAGCAGCCAAACATGATCTTGCGCGTGGATTCTTTCAGACCATCACATAGGCTGGGAATAGAGCGCTCCAGATCGCGATTGCTGAAATGAATGAGGTCTTTATCTACGAACTCTTCATAGGGAATCTCGCGCTTGCTATAATCCAGAATGATGTCTCTATTGTATTTCATGAGCCATGCCTTACGGTCATCGGCGCGTTTCTTGTTAAAGGCCAGATCCAAGTGTTCATCGGAATCCTTGCCCGTGTATTTATATTCGGTCACTTTCATGTCACGGAAATAGTCCTTGGCCTCATCCGAAGTGGAAGTACCCAAACCTTTGTAATATTTAATCGTCCAAGGGCGCATCGCCGTCGGGGTCTTTTCCATTTCAATCCGCCATTTATCAAAGTCAGTAATGCTATAGAAAGCAATCTTCTGTCCATTGGTATGGGTGACCTTAATAATCGGAGTCAACATAGAGGTTAGGAAATGAGGCATTTTATAGAGCGATGGCCAGATAGACTGGAACACATTAAAGAGCAAGCCCTTGATATGCGAACCATCCGCATCTTGATCGGTCATGACCATAATGCGACCATAGCGTAGGCTGCTAAGGTCATCATACTCTTTGCCTTGGGTCAGGCCCAGAATTTTCTTGAGGTTGGTAATTTCCTCATTTTCACTAATCTTCTTTAGGGGTGCGTCTTTTACATTGAGAATCTTACCGCGAAGAGGGAAGACACCATAGTGATCGCGTCCAACAATGGTCAGACCAGCTACCGCCATGGTCTTGGCAGAATCTCCCTCTGTAAGAATCAGCGTGCAGTTGGCACTGTCCTTGGTGCCAGCTTTGTTCGCATCATCCAGCTTTGGGATGAGCACCCGCGAGGTTTTCTTACCATCAGTTTTAGCCACCTTCTTTTGCTCATGAAACTCGGTCAGGCTGACAGCCTTATCCACAATCCCAGTTTTATAGAGCTTATCAAAGAATTTATCGCTTAGCTCACACTTGGAGCCAAACTTGGTGGCCTGCGTGGTAAGGGTTTCTTTGCTCTGACTATCAAAGGCTGGATTGACGATAGAAGCCTTTACGAATATCGTCAGATTATCTTTGATATGCTGCGCCTTAACGTCTTTCTTTTTCTTGGAAGCCGCCATTTCAATGAGCTTCTTGGTAATTTGGTTGGTAAGATAATCCACATGCTTACCACCGCGCAGGGTATTAATTCCATTCACGAAAGAGACCTGTTCAAATTGTCCAGATTCCGAATAAGTGGCAATTACTTCCCACCGATCACCGCATTGTTCGTAAGCCCGGGGACGCTCATCCTTGTTGCCAATGTAGAGATCGGCGTATTTCTCAAAATCCTTAGCTTCTAGCTTGGTATCGTTGAAATAGACGGAAATGGTAGCGTCCGTGGTAGCGCACGCGTCGTATGCGCGCTTACGGAAGAGTTGGAAGAGGTCGTCGGACATTCCATCCAGACCAAAGCGCTTATAGTCTGGCAGAAAGCGAATGGTGGTATAAGGCTGCTTCTTAAAGGCTTTGACCTTGGCCACATCCCGTTTCTTCATGTTTTGGTAAAAGCGCTGCTTGTAATATAGCTCCCTGCGATGATCCACGGTTTCCACGGTAAATTCCTCCGAGAAGATGTTGGCCAGCTTGGCACCATAACCATTCTTACCGCCCCAGAGCTTCTCTTGACTGGGATCGTAGTTGGTAGAAGTTAGTAGCTCACCAAAGATAAGCTCTGGAATCCAGATATTTTCATAGCTTTTATGTTTCTCAATATCAATACCATCACCGTCGTTCATCACCTCAATATAGCCGGTTTTCTGATCCACATTTATTTTAATGGTCTTTACCATCTTAACGTCTTTCTTTCCATCGGCAATTTCGGATTTTAGGCGGGAAGATTGATCCAGTGCATTGACCAGCACCTCATCAAAGATTTTATAAAGGCCGGGCACGTATTCAATTTCGCGTTCCACCATCCGCTTTGTGGCATCGTCATAGACAAAGGTCTTTAGGAGGGTGCGTTCCACGGAGCCAATGTAGGTGTCTGGTAGCTCATAAATGTGATCGCGTAGCTCGTGCTTCTTATATTTCTCTTGAGTCATTCTATCTGATACAAAAACAGAAAAAGAATATATATATGTCATTTTTTATTTTTAAGTCTCTTTGCGCCGCCCTGCGCGTTACATACGCTCCTCGTCAATGGAGCGCCTTTGTCTGACATAATGGCGGACAATGTATAGCACTTCTTCACCGATCTCCTCGGGGCTCTTGTGTTCAATAAAGATACATACTTTATGCTTATTCCTGATACTGGTATAAGCGTGTTCGTGTAGATCGTGTAGATGGCGAATATATTCTTCGGAAATATCGTTTTCACATTCGCGATTGCGCCCCTCAATCCGCCGCATGCATCGGGATGGATCCGATACTAGATAAATAGAGAGGTCTGGTGTATAACAAGGCCTCTCATACAGGTCTTCTAGCACATCCATTTGCCTCTCGTTTAGCTTGCCATTCTTATAGTTGGCCAGTGCAAAGACATTCCATTGGAAGTGTGGCGAACGCTCTACGCAATGCACTCGGTCTTTTTGGCAGGTATAGTCCGGCTTAAAACATCTATCCGTCCATACCTTGATTTGGAACTCAAATGCATCTTTATTGTTTTTATACATATCAATCAGAAATGGTGTCCAATCATTGACTGGTTCCAGGTCAATCTGGTAATCTTCATGTGCTTTGAGATACTCTAGCACCGTGCTCTTGCCAGCGCCAATGTTTCCATCAATGGTGATAATCATGGTAGCTTGTTAGAAGAATGAGAATATGAGAAATCAATTTTTATCCCGCTGCACCCCGGTCGCTACAGGAAGACACTATGTCTCTTTAGGGCAACCATTTTATGTAGCTTTACCAAAGTGAGGGGTTGATGAGCGTATAGGTCAATCATTAGGCAGTTAAAATGCATCTTCAGGATCTTCTTCAAGATTTGTAGCGAATGGCGTCCAATCTTTACTTGAAAGTCAGAGAGAATTGTCTTAATATCGTCGTTAGGGAAGAGGTCTTTGCGTTCGCTGGTATTAATAATCGTATAAGAAATCTCAGTAAAGGTAATCACACCCGGCGCACCACCACTGATCTCTGGGCGGGCGATTTTATTTTCAAAGTCTAGAGCTAGTATGTTCTTACCAGCATCTGCCTTATAGGCACCCGTCTCTTTACCTAGGTATTCAGCATCAAAATGGTAACTACTACCGCCCTTCTGTTCCATTGTAATGCTGAGGGGATAACATTTCTTTTGAATATAGGTGAGAGATTGTTGTAAATGTCTCGGCTTAACTTCTTTGAGTGCGGGATCATAGACTTTAGAATTTGTAGCTACAACTGCACAGATATTATAGACCATAGTATAGATATAAAATGCAAGCTGCTCTACAAGCTTGGTTTCTTCGGATTTCTCCCAGGTGATTTTATTAAGGGTTAAAAATTTCGGTAATTGTGTGGCAATCCAAGTCTCCATTAATAATATAACCGAAAAAATATATCTCTTTTTTACAGAGACATGCAAAGTGATAATTATTTTGCGGACTTTAGCCCGATTGAACCTAC